TCTGTTTGGGTGGGCGAAAGCCCACCCCTATGAGGGAAGAACATGGCAGAAAATAAACAGAATACAAATACAAAACCAATAGACCCATACATGGAAAGTATGGTGCTATACCAGAAAATTTATGATTTTCTAAAATACATCTATCCAGTGTTGGCACAATTTCCGAAGTTTGAGAAATTTGCATTACAGACCCAAATTAAAACATCCATATTTGAAATGTCAAAAAGCGTTATCCGTTTCAGAAAGACCGGAACGAAAAGCCACATTTATAATGCGGATGTGGAATTGCAGTTTATTAAAATGCTTATACGGCTGTCTTATGACCTGGAATATAAAGCCATGAGCAAACACCGCTATGAGGTGGCAAGCCGACACCTGGCAGAAATCGGAAAAATAATGGGCGGCGTTATTGAAGCCGTGAAAGATGGAAAATGGAAATAATAAATAAGATTTGGGGAAACTGTTAATTCGCACCAGGCCGTTCCTGGCTTGCACGCCCTCATTGGCGGCGGCAATTGGAACAACGGCGTGTATTGCGGCTCACGGGCCGTCAATTGCAACAACTACCCGTGGAACGTGAACACGAACATTGGCGTGTGGTGCGTCTGTGACTAATCAGCATTTTCAGACACAGAAACCTATGGGTTACTGGCAAAGATTTATCTAACATTTTTGATAAGTCAGACGGTTTTCCCGTTCCTGGGCACACCAGGACAAAATAACAAAGGCACCGCCTTTTAGTAAAAGAATATTTGAAAATTGGTAGGGCACAACATGAAAACAGTTAAAGGATTGCATGATAAAATGTATACCTTTGACAACGCCAATACTTCATTCCACCAGGCCGCAAAATGCAAGCGGTACAGTGAAGAGGTATTGGCTTTTTCTATGTCAAAGGAAGATAACCTTTTAAGGGCATGTGATGAAGTGGAAAACCTCACATACCACCAGGGAGAATATACCGTTTTTAAGGTATGGGAACCAAAAGAAAGGTTGATTATGGCGTTACCTTTCTATGACCGGGTGGTGCAGCACATGATTGTAAACGCCATAGGGCCGATATTTGAACAGGGGTTTTATTATCATTCTTACGCTTGCCGGGACGGGAAAGGGATGCACGCCGCAAGTAACCAGTTATACCAATGGATGTATGAACTTATGGAGCGTGAGGGATTGCGGCTTTATGCCTATAAAGGGGACATACACAAATACTTTGCATCTATTCCACATGACAAATTAAAAGACGAAAACAGACGGTACATAGGGGATAAGAAAGCCCTTATCCTCATGGATGAAATCATAGATAAGAACGGGATATTGCCGGACGGCGTGGGCATCCCCGTGGGGAACCTCACAAGCCAGTTATTTGCCAATGTATACGGCAACCGCCTGGACAAATTCGTAAAGCACGTTTTACACATCCCGTATTACATCCGATACATGGACGATTTTATTATTTTAACCCCGGACCTTAACCAGTTAAAGGAATGGGTTAAGCGAATAGAAGAATTTTTGGAAAAGGAAATGGCATTGCAGATAAACCCCAAAAGCACCATTCTTTACGCCGGAAACGGGATTGATTTTTGCGGATATATCCACCATCCAAATTATAGAAAAGTCCGCAAGGCATCCGTCCGGCGGCTGAAAAATGATGTGAAGCATTTGGAAGCCGGAGAACTGGACAAAGAAACATTTACAAGAAAATATGAAAGCCGCCTGGGACACATGGGCCACGCCGACACCTACCACGTTACAAAGTCCATAGAATATGAATTACTGTTTTGGGAGTGGGAGCAGACGGAAAGCAATATTTTAATTCCGGCATAAGCCCGGAGCCGCCCGGCGTGTAATAGGGTCAGAATTTCAACTCCAAACGCCCTACAATGATACCGTACCAAGAAAAAAACGAAGAAAGGAGAAAGGAGCCATGAAAAGCGAGTTACTGGAATTTCTCATGCAGATGGCACAAAGCCCGTTTTTAAGAGCGGTTGCCCTGGCAATCGTTTTTGACACAATTATGGGCGTGCTTAGAGCGTGCAAAGAAAGAAAATTCAATAGTTGTGTGGGCATCAATGGAGCAATCCGCAAGGTGGGCATGATTTTGTCCATTCTGTTTTTACACCTGGCGGATGTGGTGGTAAGCATCAACCTTATTGGATTTATCCCAAAGGATTTATGGGCAGTTATCGGTATGGAAACGCCGTTACACCTGGGCATGTCGGAATTTTTCGCCATTCTCTTTGTGGCGTATGAGATTGTAAGCATCTTAAAAAATATGACATTGGCCGGATTGCCCGTAAAGGGATTGTGGCAGAAAGTGAAAGCCTTACTTTCAAAATACACCACAGAATTGCCGGACGAAGATTAAAGAAAGAGGGAAAATACCATGGACAAGCAGGAATTTATTAAAAAGATTGCCGGGTATGTAAAAAAATACGCTTCCGCCTACGGAATTGCGGTACATAGTCCCATTATTGCCCAGGCTATCCTTGAAAGCGGATGGGGAGAAAGCCGCCTGGCGGCCGTGTACCACAATTATTTTGGCCTTAAATGTGGAACAAAGTGGAAAGGCAAAAGCGTAAACCTCAAGACCATGGAAGAATACACACCGGGAACCCTCACACCAATTACGGATAATTTCCGGGTGTACGCATCCATGGAAGAGGGCGTGAAAGGATATTTTGAATTTATCCAGTTAGAACGCTACCAGAATTTACGGGGTATCAAGGACCCGGCGGTGTACTTAGAAACCATCAAAGCGGACGGGTACGCCACAAGTAGCAAGTATGTAGAAAATACCATGCAGATTGTTACGCAGTACGATTTGCAGCAGTATGACGTAAAGGGGGAAGAGAGCATGGCAAAATTAGCAAGTGCAGTATTAGCCCAGGCCCGTGCCTGGATTGGCAGGAATGAAGCAGACGGAACCCACAAGGGCATCATTGACGTATACAACGGCCACACACCCCTTGCCAGGGGTTACAAGGTAAAATATACAGATGCTTGGTGTGCCACCTTTGTTTCCGCCGTTGCTATCAAATGCGGTTTAACTGGCATCATTCCAACAGAATGTGGTTGCGGCCAGATGATTGAATTATTCAAAGCCCTGGGAGAGTGGCAGGAAAGCGATAGCAGAACACCTACCCCTGGGGATGTGATTTTTTATGACTGGGATGACAGTGGAGCCGGGGACAATACCGGGTGGCCGGACCATGTGGGAATTGTCGAGAGCGTAAGCGGCGAAAACATTGTTGTTATTGAGGGCAACAAAAACAATGCCGTTGGCCGCCGCACAATCCCGGTAAATGGCCGTTACATCCGTGGCTACGGTGTACCGAAGTATGACAAGGAAACTACCGCACCGCCGCAGCCGTCCGGCGGAAAATCCGTTGCGGCAGTAGCCAAGGAAGTAATTGCCGGAAAGTGGGGCAATGGTGCGGACCGTAAAAACCGCCTGGAAGCCGCCGGGTATAACTACCAGGAAGTACAGAACCAGGTAAACGCACTTTTGAGCGGTGGAGCCACCAAACCCACAAAGACCGTGGCCCAGGTAGCCAAGGAAGTAATTGCCGGGAAATGGGGCAATGGCAAAGAGCGTAAAAACCGCCTGGAAGCCGCCGGGTACAATTACCAGGAAGTGCAGAACAAAGTAAACCAGTTATTGAGATAATGGAACCGTAAACACCGCCTTTTGGAATACACCCAGGCAAAGCAAGGAAAATAATATGTCACGAATAAGGACACGCCAATAAAAGACGTGTCCTTTCGCTATTCTGAAAATAAAATTAAAATATTCCGGAATATGTATTGACATATCCCGGAATATGTAATATAATAAAGACAGTTAAGGGAGATACTTAACGAATACATGGGCAAGCATAGAAAGGAGATAACATGAGCGAGAACATGACAGATAAGCAGATGGAAGTAATTTTGAACCTGGTAGCCGATAAATTCAGTAATTGCAAAGACATGGAAGAGGTTGCCAAAGCCGTGCAGGAAGTCAGAAACATGGCAAAAAAAGAAAAGCCCAGTGAATAGGCTTTAGGGACAACAGAAAGGGCGGCGGACTTGCCAAAACCGCCCAATCCGTTATAAATCATTATACAAGGACGGTGGGAAAATGGCAAGGACGAGAACCGAAGAATTTAACCAGATTAAGTATCAGAATGAATTTAACAAGGCAAATTATGACCGGGTGGAAGTAAATATGCCCAAAGGCAAAAAAGCAGTTATAAAAGAAGTAGCCAAGGCGGCCGGGCAAAGTGTAAGTGAATACATCAACCAGGCCATTGATGAAAGAATGGAACGTGAAAATTAAAGGGTATCAACTCAGAAAGGCGGCGTTATTATGAAAACATGGTATTGTGTAACATCTTCTTTTGATGATAGGGGTAGAGTAACGGCCAACATTACCGCAACAAAGGAAGCCAAAGCGTGCCCGGAAAGCACCTATACAAGTACAAGCAGAAAAGACATTTACAATGATTGGTTTGAAAGTCTGGATGAAGCCCAAGCCTTTGTGGCTCAATCCAAATGTGCATAGTAAACCGCCAGGGCGGCAGCAGGACCGCCCGGCAATTAAAACGGCCACACCGCCCATGGACGGTGCGAGGGTCCGAAGCCCCTATAAACAGTTGACGGGTTGCAACGGTGGGCGTTGCGGTATTGTTTGACAAGTTTGTGCAGCGGTTTAATGTGAACCGGGCGGCGTGCAGCAGGACGGGGAAAACGGTGGCACGCCTGGGCGGTGGGTAACTGCCCAAAACCAAACAAGACTGGGAACCCGGACCCCACAACGCCCAAACGGTTGCAATGATATATAATAAAATGTATAATCAGAAAGAGGGGAACCACAACACACGAAAGCGAGGAACTTAACATGGGACTTTTTAGTAATTTATTTTCAAAGAAGCAGGAAACACCAACACCAGTGCCCCAGGCAGAGCCGGAAGCACCTAAAACAAAAGGCGTGATTAAAACCCAACGCCATAAACTGGACAACATAGAAGCCCATATGAAAGATATTATGGAACTTGTGGAGAAAAACGAGGACTATAAACTTTCTAAAAAGGCACTTATTGAGGATGTCCGGGATGATGAAAAAATTTATGAATACGAATTAAATGCCACCGCTAAATGTTGTATAGGGGGGGGGTGGCGAGATACAAGTATTTGTGTCTGACACCTATATTGGCGATATAAAGAAAGGCAGCAGGGCCAAAGTTAAGAAATTGCTTGAAAGTGGAACCATCCAAAGGATTGATGCGGAAGTTTCCGGCGGAAATTATAAAATACTTAAAAATGTGAATGACAGTTACATAGTTGATGAATTAGAAGATGCTTTTAGCATTACCATTGAAATCACTTACCGGGAAGAGATTAAAGAAGAACAGTAACAACCTAAAAACAGATAAAGGGATGATTGGAGCGGCACGGATGTTTCCGTGCCCTTTTCAACCCACGGGGGGACGATTTCATGGGAAAACATTTGAGCCAAAGCGATAGAATAAAGATGGAAACTATGCTTAATTCCGGGCATAAGGTTATAGAAATAGCGGAATACTTGCATGTGCATAGAAGCACAATTTACCGAGAAATGAAACGGGGAGAGTATACCCATAGAAATAGCGATTACACCGAGGAATTAAGGTATAGCAGCGATTTGGGGCAAAAGAACCATGATTGGAACGCCCAAGGAAAGGGCCGGAACATTAAAATTGGAAATGATTTACCGCTTGCGGAATACATAGAAGATAAAATTGTGAATGATAAGTATAGCCCGGAAGCCGCATTGATAGCAGTAGCAGAAAGCGGCATTGAATTTAGTACAACCATAAGCGTAAGAACCCTATACAGATATATTGATAATGGTATTTTCCTTAAATTAACCAATAAGGATTTGCCAGTGAAAGGAAAACGGAAAAACCACAATAAGAAAGTGAAAGTGCAAAAGAGGGCATCCATAGGGGAAAGCATAGAGAACCGCCCGGACGAAGTGGATAACCGGGAAATATTCGGCCATTGGGAAATGGACACGGTAAAGGGTAAGCGTGGCACCACAAAGTCATGTTTGCTTGTATTAACGGAACGCAAAACCAGGAATGAGATAATTTTTAAATTGGCAGACCAAAGGGCGGAAAGCGTGGTGGATGCCCTGGACCGTTTAGAAAGAAAATGGGGCGATATGTTCTATAAGATATTCCGAAGCATTACCGTAGACAATGGCGTTGAGTTTTCAGCCTATGAGGACATGGAGCGGTCAGCCGTTAGAGAGGGAGAAAAAAGAACCTACCTATTTTATTGCCATCCGTACAGTAGTTGGGAACGTGGAACCAATGAGAATACAAACCGCCTTATCCGCCGCCATATTCCCAAAGGGGAAGATTTTGACGAAAAGCAGGACAAGGACATTGAATATATAGAAAACTGGATTAACAACTATCCCAGGGGAATATTTAGTTTTAGGACTTCCGCCCAACTCTTTGATGAAGAGGTTAAGAGACTGGCATAAAAACTTTTTCAAAACTTGTCGCAAAACTATTGACAAAATATAG